GACGAGTTATCTATAAACGGTGACTTAAGCTACTTAAATCTTGACTGGAAACCCGTACCTATAATATCTAAATTTGTAGACATAGTTGTAAATGGTATATCAGAAAGACAATATGCTGTAAAAGCTTATTCGCAAGATCCTTTTGGTGTTGAGAAAAGAACTAAGTATATGGAGTCTATATTAAATGATATTAATGCTAAAAGCTTTGATGCTATAGCTAAGCAAAAACTTAATATGGACTTGCGAGAAAACAAGCAAGATGATTTACCAGAAACACCCGAAGAACTTGACTTACACATGTCTCTTAATTACAAACAAGCCGTAGAAATAGCTGAAGAGCAAGCTATAAATGTTTTACTTGAAGGTAACAAATACGATTTAACTAGAAAAAGAGTATTGTATGATTTAACAGTTTTAGGTATTGCTGCTTGTAAAACAACATTCAATACTTCTGAAGGTGTAAAAGTTGAATATGTTGATCCAGCTAATATAGTTTATTCACATACAGAGTCACCTTACTTTGATGATATATATTATGTTGGTGAAGTAAAAACTATACCTATAAACGAATTTATAAAAGAGTTTCCTGGTATACCAGATAGTGAGCTTGAAGAGTTAACTAAAAGCTCTTATCAAATGAACTACAGGTATGGTAATCGTAGAAATAATGTAGAAGAAGATAATAATAAAATAGATATATTATACTTTAATTATAAAACTTATAATCATGAAGTTTATAAATTAAAAGAAACTGCAACTGGATTACAAAAAATAATAGAAAAAGACGATACGTTTAATCCACCTACAGGTGAAGATTTAGCTTTTGAAAGGTTAGGTAGAAAAATAGAGTGTTTATATGAAGGAGCTTTAATATTAGGTACTGATAAACTTATTAAGTGGCAAAAGGCTGATAACATGATGAGACCTAAAAGTGATTTTACAAAAGTAAAAATGAACTACTCAATAACAGCTCCACGTATGTATGAAGGTCGTATAGAGTCATTAGTTAGTAGAATTACTGGTTTTGCTGATATGATACAGCTTACGCATTTAAAGTTACAGCAAGTAATGTCACGTATGATACCTGACGGTATTTATTTAGATGCTGATGGTCTTGCTGAAATAGATTTAGGCAACGGAACAAATTATAACCCACAAGAAGCTTTAAATATGTTTTTTCAAACAGGTAGTATAATTGGTAGATCAATGACTTCTGAAGGTGATCCTAATCCTGGTAAAATACCTATACAAGAAATACAGTCAGGTGGTGGTGCTAAAATGAACGGTTTAATACAAACCTACAACTACTACTTGCAAATGATAAGAGATACGACAGGACTTAATGAAGCAAGAGATGGTAGCATGCCAGATCCTAAATCTTTAGTTGGTGTACAAAAATTAGCGGCAGCTAATAGCAACACAGCTACAAGACATATATTACAGTCAGGTGCTTTTATAACGCAAGAAATAGCAGAGCAACTATCACTTAGAATATCTGACGTTTTAGAATATTCACCAACAGCAAACGCTTTCGTACAAGCTATAGGTTCACATAATGTAGCTACTTTAAACGAAATGAAAAATTTACACTTGTATGATTTTGGTATATTTATAGAGTTACAACCAGATGAAGAAGAAAAACAATTACTTGAAAATAATATACAAACAGCATTATCTCAACAAACTATAGATTTAGAAGATGCTATTGATCTTAGAGAAGTTAAAAATATAAAACTAGCTAATCAGCTTTTAAAAATAAGAAGAAAGAAGAAAGTTAAAAAAGATCAAATGATGCAACAGCAAAACATGAAAGCTCAAGCTGATGCAAACGCCCAACAAACTCAAGCTTCAGCTCAAGCAGAAATGCAAAAGCAACAAGCTTCAATGCAGAACGAAATACAGTTAGCTACACAAAGAGGTGAAATAGAAAAAGGTAAACTTCACGCTGAAGCTGAAGTTAAAAAAGCTTTAATGGATCATGAGTTTGAGTTAAACATGAAAATGAAAGAAATGGAGTTGAAGATGTTACAGTCAAGAGAGCAAGTAAAAGAAAACAATAAAAAAACAATAAGCAATAATCAAATACAATCAAACGAAAAAATACAGGATAAAAAGTTAAAAGGTTTTGAGTCTTCAGGAAACGATGTTATCGGATCTGGTTTAGGTTTAGAAGCTTTTGGTCCTAGATAAATTTATTAATTATTATTATATTATATTATGGAAGAAAACAAAAATGTTACGGCTGAAGAGCCTAAAGCAGATAATACTGTAGAAAAACTAAAGGTTAAAAAACCTAAAATGAAAAAATTAAAACAAGACAATGAACCTATAAAAGTTGATTTGTCAAAACCTCAACAAACAGAAGATAATGTTACTAAAGTAGACATATCTGAAAATAAACTTGAAGTTGAAGAGGTTACAGAAGAAATTAAACCTGTTGAAGAAAAGCAAGAAGAAAAGCAAGAAGAAACTCCTGTTGTACAAGAAATAACAGAAGAAGAAGCTAAAGAAGTTGAAGAGTTAGTTACAGAAACTAAAGAAGCTATAGTTGAAGCTCAACAAACAGGTAGAGAGTTACCAGAAAATATTCAAAAGTTAATGAACTTTATGGAAGAAACTGGTGGTGATTTAAATGATTATGTAAGACTTAATAGAGATTATTCTGATATGGACAATCATACTTTATTAAGAGAGTATTACAAAAATACAAAACCACATTTAACTGATGAAGAAGTTAGTTTTATGATGGACGATCAGTTTTCTTATGATGAAGAAGAAAATGATGAAAAAGAAATTAAAAGAAAAAAGTTAGCGTTAAAAGAGCAAGTTGCCAGCGCTAAAGCCCACTTGGACGGGCAGAAGTCCAAATACTATGAAGAAATCAAAGCTGGTTCAAAGCTTACGAGTGAGCAACAGAAAGCAGTAGATTTTTTTAATAGATACAACAAAGAGCAAGAGTCTAACAAGAAGATTCAAGAGCAAAATAAAAAAACGTTTTTAAATAAAACTAATGAAGTTTTTGGAGACAAGTTCAAAGGTTTTGAATATAATGTCGGAGACAAAAGATTCAGGTTTAATGTTAAAGATGTGGATCAGGTTAAAGAAGATCAAAGCGATATTAATAATTTTGTTAAGAGGTTCTTAAACAAAAACAGTGAAATAGAAGACGCTAATGGTTATCATAAATCTTTATTTACAGCTACGAACGCTGATGCTATTGCTAAACACTTTTACGAGCAAGGTAAAGCTGATGCTTTAAAAGATAGTATTGCTAAGTCTAAAAATGTTAATATGGACGCAAGACAATCTCATAACGCGCCAGTTGATACTAACGGTTTAAAGTTTAGAGTGTTAGGCGCAGATAACGTAAGACAAAACTCTGAGTTTAAAATTAGAAAAAAGAAATAAATAATTAATTAAAAAAAAACAATAAAAATGGCAATTACAAGTGCGAGTGGTATTGATGCTGCTCCAAGAAAACAAACGTTGCCGTCTAACTACGTAGACTTTACGTCAAATGATACTGAAGGTTGGGCGCAACAATATTTACCAGATCTTATGGAAAAAGAAGCTGAGATCTATGGTAAAAGAACAATAGCTGGTTTTTTAGCTCAAGTAGGAGCTGAAGAGCCATCAGCTGCTGATAGAGTAATCTGGTCAGAGCAAGGTAGATTACATTTAGCTTATACAGCTACTTGCAACAATTCTGGAAGTGTTTCTGACAACTCATTTTCAATCGTTAATGATGTTGATGGAAACTCTGTTGGTACTGATCACGGTATTCGTGTAGGTGACACAGTTCTTGTTTCTCAAGCTGGTGCTACTATAAGAGGATTTGTTAGTGCTGCAAATGGCGGAACTAATGACGATGTTACAATTCTTCCTTACAGTCACGCTGATTGTGATCAAGCTGGTTTAAGTAATGACTCAAATCCTGGTGCATTTAGAATATTAGTTTATGGTTCTGAATTTGCTAAAGGTCAAGATAGTAGATCTTCTGCTAACTCACCTAAATTCAAGTCACACTCTAACAAACACATCATATTAAAAGATTACTACGAAGTATCTGGATCTGATGCGTCTGCTATTGGTTGGGTAGAAATATCTGGCGAAGAAGGTCAAAGCGGTTACCTGTGGTACTTAAAAGCTGAAGGTGATACAAGAGCTAGATTTACTGATTATTTAGAAATGGCTATGATGGAAAGTGAGTTAAGCTTAGATGGTGCTCCTTCTGGTGTACCAACTAACGCTAATGATACTGGCGCTAATGGTTCTGGTACTGAAGGTTTATTCAAAGCTATTGAAACCAGAGGTCACCAAACTACTGGTATAACTGGTGTTAACGCTGCTACTGATTTAGCTGAGTTTGATGCTATCTTAGCTGTATTCGACCAAAACGGTGCTATTGAAGAAAACATGATGTTTGTAGACAGATCAACTAGCTTAGCTATTGATGACATGTTAGCTTCTATGAACTCATACGGTTCTGGCGGTACTTCATACGGAGTATTCGATAATGAAGAAGACATGGCGTTAAACTTAGGTTTTTCAGGATTTAGAAGAGGTTCATATGACTTCTACAAATCTGACTTCAAATATCTTAATGATAAAGGTACGAGAGGAGCTTTAAATGATACTGTAAACAATATCAGAGGTGTTGTTATACCAGCTGGTGTTTCTTCAGTTTATGATGAGGTTTTAGGTAAAAACCTAAAAAGACCTTTCTTACACGTAAGATACAGACAATCAGATACTGAGTCTAGAAGAATGAAGACTTGGGTTACTGGTTCTGTAGGTGCTGTAACGTCTGGTAAAGATGTGATGGAAGTACACTACTTATCTGAAAGATGTTTAATTACACAAGGAGCTAATAACTTCATGTTAATGAACTAATCATTATTTTTAAAGTCGAGGCTTCGGCCTCGGCTTTTATTTTATTAATTTTATTATATATTATATTATGGCAAAAAAGAAAACAAAAGTGGAAGTTGAAGAAACTACACAAATAGTTGAGACTCCAGTGGTCAAAACACAAAGAAAAAACCCTCATCCAGAAGACGGTTGGGAAATAAAAGATAGAATGTATTACTTAACAAAAGGTAGAACACCTTTAACTTATTTAATAAGAGGTAGTAATATATTTTGGTTTGATGAAGAAAAAGGTTACGAGAGAGAATTAAAATATACTTCTAATCAAAAAACTTGTTTTGTTGATGAAATGAAAGGTGATCAAAGATTAGAACATATTATATTTCAAAATGGTTCTTTATTTGTTCCTAAAAATAAAACAGTTTTACAAAAACTATTGTCTTTGTATCACCCTCATAGAAATGTTTTATTTGAAGAACATAAACCGGCTGAAATTGCTTCTGATGAAATAGATATTTTAGAGGTAGAAATAGAAGCGTTAAATGCTGCTAGAAACTTAGATATTGAATTAGCAGAAGCTGTTATGAGAGTAGAGCTTGGTTCTAAGGTATCAGAGATGAGTTCTAAAGAGCTTAAACGTGATTTGTTATTATACGCTAAGAGAAACCCTGTTTTATTCTTAGAATTAGTTAGTGATGAAAATGTTTATCTTAGAAATACAGGTATCAAAGCAGTAGAAGCAGGAATTATTAAGTTATCACCAGATCAAAGAACTTTTATGTGGACTTCTAATGAAAGAAAACTAATGACAGTTCCTTTTGACGAGCACCCATACTCAGCTTTAGCCGCTTGGTTTAAAACTGATGAAGGTATGGAAATATACTCAAGTATAGAAAAAAGATTAAAATAATCTAACTGTAGTGGTAGTCGCCCTACGGGGCGATTACTAACTACTAATAAAAAAATAAATGGCGGAAATAAAAGTAGACACAGTATATCAAAAAGTTTTAGCTATTGCTAACAAAGAACAAAGAGGTTATATAACACCTCAAGAGTTTAATCTTATAGCAGATCAAGCTCAAAAATCTATAATTGAACAGTATTTTAACGACTTAGATCAAGCTAGAAGACAACCTAGTAATGATACGTTTTATGCTGATAAAGTAGATTTTATAGAAATGAAACTACAAGAGTTTGAAAGAAATGATCCGAAAGCTACAGTAAATAATTACTCTTCAATTAATACAACTAATCCAGAAATAAAATTTTTACCAGATTATATATATAAAGTTCACAGAGTAGAATATAATAACAATAATTGTGAAATAGTAAACACAAGCGATTTTAATGATTACATATACGGTAGCTCTTTGTTTAGACCAACACCTACTAGACCTATAGCTAATATTAGAAATAATATATTAAGAGTTTCAGCTGGTATTAATTTTTTTGTACAACCAACTAGTGTTGTATATTTTAAGTTGCCACCCGCACCAAGTTTTGGTTATGTTGTTGTAAACGGTGAAGCTTTATATAACGCTACTAATTCTACAAACTTTCAACTACACCCCTCAGAAGAAGAACTTTTAGTATTTAAAATATTAGAATTAGCAGGTATAACAATATCAAAACCAGATTTAGTTAATATAGCTAACCAAGAACAAGCAGAAATAAAAACTCAACAAAAATCATAACACATGCCAGTAATTCAAGGACAAACAACAAACAGTTATTATAGTGGAAATAATTTAGGTAGTTATCAGTTTGTTTCATTAAACGATATTATAAGCAATTTTAATCTTACTTATGTTGGTGAAAATAAAATAATACCTAAAGTTAGTAGGTCACAAATAGCTTTTCACGCGCAGCGAGCTATACAGGAATTAAGCTATGACACTTTTAAATCTATTAAATCACAAGAAATAGTATTACCACCTTCTTTGGTAATGAAACTTCCTCAAGACTATGTTAATTATACGAAGCTATGCTGGTCAGATAGTTCAGGTATAGAGCATGTTATATATCCTGCTATAAAAACTTCTAATCCTAATAGAGTAGCTCAAGAAACTAATGGTTTATATATGTTTGAAAAAGGTACTGATTCTGAAAGACAAGGTTTATATGAGTTTCAACAAGAGTTTCAATTTTTCTCATATTCAAATGGTTCAACAGGTCCATTTAAAATAAGAGCTTCTGCTTTAAACAATCCTTACCCTAGAAGTCCTGCTAACGACCCACCAGACACTAACCCTTTATTTGTAGGTATGGAAATAATCAGCCCATTATTTCCAGCTGGTACAACAATAGCAAGTGTTTCTGAAATAGATATTAATAGTCCAGGTGAATTTGAATTTACAACAAACGTAGCTTCTAACAGCGCTGGTCCAACAGGGCCAATTATGACGTTTATAGGTAATAGTAGAACTTGGGATAATTATAAATCTCATACACCTTCAGAAAATAATGTTGATGATTATGAAGATGATGTTTTTTGGCCTAATATGGGTGGACGTTTTGGTCTAGATCCTCAACACGCTCAGGTTAATGGATCATTTTATATAGATGAATTAAGAGGTAGAATACATTTTTCAAGTAATATTTCAGGAAAAACTGTAATACTAAAA